AGGGAAAAAGAAGCTCGACACGTGCTAAAGGACGCCGAGGTAATTCTTGCTAAGCTGAAAGGGCAACACACGGTCGAGGACGCGGCTGCCGCGTTCGAGGACCCTCGGCGATGAGCGACTTCGACAAGCTGCGCACCGCACCGCGCGTGCGTCGTGTGACGCACCGGATCGCCACGGTCCAGGGCTACCCGTCGTCGCGCTACGAGGTGGCGCTGCACGACGGGTGGTGCTTCCCGGACGGTGGCAACGTGCGGGAGTTCCGGTACACCGCGGACGCGCTGGCCGCGGTACGCGCTGCAACACCCGTTATTCCCTCCTAGCGCGGCCCGTGGGTGGGGTGTGCGGGGTGGGGCGCTACTGCACCACCCCTCCAGCGCACCACGCACCACGGCCCACGCGGACGTCCCGCTGACAACCACGGGCGGGGGCGCTGTGCCCCCGCCCACCTGACCAAGGGAGAACAAGCATGGTTGCAAAGGGTTCGTACACGGGCGGTCAGTACATGATGATCGCCACCAACGGCAAGAAGACCGTTCGCATCGAGCAGGTCGACGGGCTGTACCACATCCAGCGCACCGGCCTGGAGGAGGTGGCCGTGCTCACGCGCAAGGAGGCCTTAGTCATGGCGATGGATCACTTGCTGTGATCTCCTACGTCTGGCGCCCTGGACAACGCTTGGACGCGTGCGTGCATCGGGCTAATGTGCGCAAGCGGGTCGACCACTTAGCCCGGTAGCTGCTGAGAAAGGGAATCCAATGCGCGCACACCTCTTGAGCACCGTCTCCCACACCGCGCTCCGGGCCAAGCGCGCGTGCCTGGCACACTTCTACCCGGAGCCGACCACGGTTCACCTCGGGTTCGGGCACCAGCTCGAGGGCGAGAGGCCCCGCGTCCGAATGGTGCTCCCTGGCTGGGGGCCGTTCGTCCTCCGGATGCGGAACGCGTAATGGACCTCGCGTCCAAGATCCACAAGGCCGAGCTGCTGATGATGCTCGAGGCGAAGGACGTGCGGCTGTGCGTGTCGTCCTTCCGCCACTTCGTCGAGGCCGCGTTTCACGTCCTGGAGCCCAGCCGCAAGTTCATCCCGAACTGGCACATCGACGTGGTGTGCGACCATCTGCAAGCGGTCACTAGGGGCGAGATCAAGCGCCTGGCGCTCAACTTCCCGTACCGCTCCATGAAGTCGGTCACCGTGTCGCAGATGTGGCCCGTGTGGACGTGGCTCCAGGAACAGAAGGAAGAGCTCATCACCGCCGGGCCGTCGACGCGGTTCTTCACCCTGTCCAACGCCCAAGACCTCGCGACCCGCGACGCGCTGAACAGCCGCGCGCTCATCGAGTCGACGTGGTTTCAGGCGCGTTGGGGCAGTCGGTTCGTGCTGAACCAGGACCAGAACGCGAAGGACTATTACGAGAACAGCGCCAGGGGCTACCGCCTGGCCCGCGGCATGCTCAGCACCGCAACCGGTCGCGACGGCGACATCCTGCTCTTTGACGACCCGCACGACGCGGTGCAAGCCATGTACTCGGAGCTGGACCGCAAGCGCGTCCTGGACGCCTACGACCAGAAGCTCGCCAACCGGCTCACCGACCCGCAACGTGCGGCCAAGGTGCTGGTCATGCAGCGGCTCCACCCGGACGACCTGACCGGGCATGTGCTCAAGCAAGAGGATTGGGTTCACGTGGTGCTCCCCATGGAGTACGAGCCCGCCCGGTCGTTCCATTCGGCATGGGGCTACGACCCGCGCACCGAGCCCGGTGAACTGTTCTGGCCGGAACGGTTCCCCGCGGCGACGGTCACGAGCGAGAAGCGGCGCCTGGGCACGTTCGGCACCAAGGCGCAGCTCCAGCAAGAGCCGGTGCCCATCGGCGGCACCATCCTGAACATGGAATGGTTCAAGCGCTACAAGACCCCACCCGCCAAGTTCGACATGGTGGTGGCGTTCTGGGACACCGCGCAGAAGGAGAAGGAGATCAACGACCCGTGGGCGTGCGGTGTGTGGGGTCGGGTGGGTCAAGACCTTTATTTGCTGTACGTCTACAACAAGCGCATGAACTATCCGACCGGCAAGCGCATGGTGCAGTCCATCACCGAACAGTGGAAGCCGGTCGCCACAGTAATCGAGGACAAGTCGACCGGTAGTAGCTTGATCCAGGAACTGAGTAGTCAGCTGACCATCTTGCCTTTTGAGCCCGAAGGCGATAAGTTGACCCGCATGTCCGTGGAGTCTCCGACCATCGAGGCGGGTCTGGTTCACTTGCCGGAGGTGGCGGCCTGGCTACCGGACTACGAGGGCGAGGTGTCACTCTTCCCCGCCTCGGCAACGAAGGACCAAGTGGACATGACGTCAATGGCGCTGCGCTGGTTCCGGGAACATAGTACGTTCCTCCAGGCGACCGCGTTCGACGTTCCTGATCTTGCGCGCACGAGCCCGTGGGGGATTGGATGACTGGCAACTACGACGGTATTGCTGGGATCGACGTTGACCTGAACATCCAGCCCATGCGCGAGGTCGGTGACAGCGGCTTGCGCCGCTACAGCGGCTACGTGCGGGACGAGTTCCTTCGCGACCTCGTGGGCATCAACGGGGTGCGCGTCTACCGCGAGATGCGGGACAACGACCCCGTGGTCGGCGCGATCATGCTCGCGACGGAGAACCTGCTCAAGGGTGTGGAGTGGAAGGCCGTCCCCGGCAACGACACCCCGGACGGGCGGGCCGGTGCCGAGTTCCTTCACCAGTGCTTGCACGACATGGAGGAGCCGCTGAGCAGCGTGATCGCGAACGCGCTCACCTGCCTGACCTACGGTTGGTCCTTATCCGAGCTCGTGTACAAGAAGCGCATGGGGTCGGAGACCAAGAAGCCTGAGTTCTGGTCCCGCTACACCGACGGTCTGATCGGGTGGCGCAAGATGGCGTTCCGGTCCCAAGACACGTTGTACCGGTGGGAGTTCACGTACAACGGTGAGATCGTGGGGTTCTACCAGCTCCCTCTGACCAATCCGACGCTCCGGTGGCTTCCCTGGGAAAAGTTCCTCCTGTTCCGCACCACCACGGACAAAGGCAACCCGGAAGGGCGGTCCGTGCTCCGGAACGCCTACACCTCGTACTTCTACAAGAAGCGCATCGAGGCCATCGAAGCGATCGGCGTGGAGCGCGACCTCGCCGGCCTCCCGTACATGCGGGTGCCCCTGGACATCATGCTGAGCACCGCCACGACTGCGCAGAAGGCACTCTTCAACAACCTCAAGACCATCATCCAGAACCTGCGCCGCGACCAGAACGAGGGGGTGATCCTTCCCAGCACGCGGGACGCGAGCGGCCATCCGCTGTACGAGCTTTCCCTGCTCAGCACCGGCGGGCGCCGGCAGCTGGACACGGACGGCATTGTGCGGCGCTACGACCAGCGCATCGCGATGACCATGCTGGCGGACTTCATCCTGCTCGGACACGAGAAGGTGGGCTCCTTCGCGCTGAGCAGCGACAAGACGGACCTGTTCGCCGTGTCGCTCGGGGCCATCCTCACCATGGTCAAGGAGGTGTTCAACCGGGAGGCCATTCCCAGGCTGTGGAAGCTCAACGGGCTGCCCCTGGACACGCTTCCGCAGCTCGACCACGGCGACATCGAGCGCGAGGACATTGCCAAGCTGGCCACGTTCATCAAGGACATGGGGGCCGGCGGCTTCATCACGCCCGGCGACGAGGCCACCGAGGCGCACCTCCGCCGCATGGCCAACCTGCCGCAACTCGGCGAGAAGGAGCTGGTCATCGGCGACGACACGGACGCGGACGAGTCGGACGAACCGGACGCGGAGGACGCGGACCCCGCGGACGGTGGGGCCGATGCCTGACCGCGAGCGGTACACCAATCTCCCGCTAAGTCTGTCGCCCATGCCCGTCGAGAAGACGGGCGGGTTCGGGTGGGAGCAGGTACAGCGCATCGCGGACCGCATGGTGCGTGCCGTCGGCAAGGCGTTCATCGATGCCGTGCTGGGCTCGCGCCGCACCATTCCGCAGGCCGACCTCGAGGCTGCCATCAACACGCGCCGGGTCCAGCCGGTGCTTGACGTCATGGGTCTC